CCCAGTTTGCGGCCCCTACCTTTCGACATTTCGACAGGGCTCCCGAAGCGTAGGCGCTGGGCCACACCTTGTACCGGGCTTTTACCTTTCGGTAACACGCGTCCTTTTTTGTCTTTTTTTCTGCCACTACTGATTTCCTCTGGAGGCTTGGATACCTGGAACGGAATGGATGTTCTGCTGATGCTCATTATACCGTGCGCTCCTTACTAAAAAATCCTGCCACATAGGCTTGATCATATCGTAGTTTTCACCGACCCGATAAGTGATTACCGCTGTTTCAGCTTTGAGTTGATAAAGCTGCAATGCGCCCCAACTCAGAAGTCCAACAGTCAGAATTGACGCAACGTTATTAAAATCAACCCTCATCACCACGCCTTACACGACCAATACTTGGCCTTTAGTTTATCTAAGGTTCCTTTGTCACAACCGTGACGAGCTCGAAAAGATTTCCTGCGTTTAGGGTTGTCTTTCTTAATAGACATATTGGCGTCCCCGAAACGAATTATTTTTTCTTTACCTTTAGCACAAGCTTTAACAACCGACTTTTTCCCACCGGATATCTGGCGCTTAGGCTTGTTGCATTTCATCTTGGACTTGTCGATCTTTGCCATAACTATTCCACAATTACTGATATGGTGGTATTGGCGGGAATCGAAGCGTACACACCTTTTTTAGCTAGTATACCATCCCCAGGGAGAAATATCTCTTCCATACCTTGAGAAGTTTCATCGACTCTGAGTAATACTTTTCCTGACGCTTCTGACGCGTTGTCATAAAGTACAACATGCCCAGTGGCTCCAGACTCATAAGTCAAAAGTACACCTTGTAGACGACAGCGCCGTTGGACCAACGCTGCCGAAGTTTGTGAGTAAAACGATGTTACCTCACTACCAACCATATTACCTCCTAAGACAATATGATTGTAAGTTGGTTTGCAGAACCCGTAAATGCAGCTATGTACACTCCCGCGCTGGCTACGATGCCGTCGTCAGGAATGTTCATAACGTGATGCCCCGTAGGAAACGTCTGCGTAAGCAGAACATCTCCACTGGCGTCCCCGTTCTTGATCGTAAACGCACCCGCGGCAGCAGCGTAAATAACTACTTGACGGAGTCGAGAACGAGTCGGGCCAACAATCGCTGCCGTTGTTCCTTGAACCCAATTATATGCTGTTACTGGACCAGCCATAAAAGTCTCCTATTAAGGTTGAATAGCCGTATTAAACGCTTGAGCATACATCACTGTTATAACAACTGATCCCGCATTCGTAGCTGCGCTTGAGGTAGCTGTTAATTTCAAATCAGATGTACCAGTGTTTTTCCATGTAAGTGTACCACCGCCAGAAGCACCTAACGCTTTAATGCCTACGGTAGTTCCAGAAGCAACCGCATTAACGAGAGTTGCTGCGCCTCCTACAGTATCACCAACACTAATATTTGTCGTGGTGTTAGCCGCCACTTCTAAATCAATAATTATATCTACGATTTTTGAGTTGGCAGGAATTACTACATTTGTGGCTTCTGCTGCGACAGCGCCGCCAGAAATATCCATTACATGTTGTTGAGTCATTACAACATAACCTACGTTTGCTATGTTTGACCCAACAGTAGTGCCCGTTGTGTTGCGAATGTTACCAGCCCGAATAGGACCTGAAAAAGTTGTCGTACCCATGTTGATCTCCTGTCTGGGTTAGTCAGCCACACCATGCGACTGTCAGGGATACCAAAACAATACAGGAGAAATAGAAAAAAAGAAAGGGGCTACCGAAGTAGCCCCCAGTTTGGGAGGAGGTCATATGAAACCCTCCCGAACTATAGCACAGATTACGCTCCGGGTGAACCGAATACGCAACGTGGGTCGCTAAAGCCGAAGCTGTAACGCTCACGCGCTTTAAAGCGCATGTTGCCTGTGTCGAAGTCTGCTTCCATGTTGGTAGACAGAGGAGTACGCTCAAAGTGGATCATTCCACGAGGCGCATCCGTCATGATGAAGAACGCATCAGGGTCCGTCAGGAAGTCGTTAACGGCATAGCCGTTAGGCAACATTCCCATAGAACGAATCGCGTTCGTATCATTGTCTGCTGTTCCAACACGAAGGTTTGAAACCATCAAGCGTTCTGCAATAAATTGCAGTTGACGCGGGATGAGTAGCTTTGTGCCACGAAGTGCAACTTTCAAACCACGCTCATCAACAAAACCTGCGATATTGATAAGGGCATCTTCAAGAGATGTCTCGTTCAAATCCGCAGCTACTGCTGGTTCGTTGGCAAAAGTACCACCGTTAGTTAACGGGTGGTCTGTCGCACAAAGCGCAACACCGTCACCACCAGCGGAAGCGCCAGCAGTAAATGCGTTGTTAAGAACCGCAGCGGCCTTAACTTGCTTTGTGTGAGCCATTGAACGAGCCAACGCACGAGTATAACGCGAACCAAGACGATCATACAGATTGTCTTCGATAGCTTCCTCAGTGATTGAGAATGCCAACGCAATAGTTTCGTGGTTGTAACGAGCAGTGTACGCCTCGTTAGCGTCGTCAAAGTTAACAGAGGAACCTTCCGATTTGGTAGGTGCCGCTCCGAACCCACTCAACATAACTTCCTCTTCGAATGCTCGATCAGAAGATTCTGTTGTGTAGATCTCCGCGTGTTGGTTTTCGTACCGATTGTACTCCATACCAAACAGCGCGTTGAGGCCCGGTTCTAGCTCTTTCGCTAGTTGTGCGCGAGAAATAGCCATTCTTTAGACCTCCTTAAACGCCAGTAGTCGATGGAGTACCAGCAACAATCGCACCATTGGCGGAGTTGAAGCTGTTATTCAATCGAACGATTAATGGGATACCAGCCGCAGTAAAGTCTGCATTTTCTGGGTCATCTTGAATGCCCATAATACGCAGTTGCAATGCTGCCGTGGCGGCGATTGTGCTAACACCCAACTTAGCAGATGAGATACCTGTGGTTGAAGAACCAGAAGCACCAGCCGCAAAGTTTGCGTTTGCGAACACATGTCCACGCGCAGTTGCTTCGCTAGTTAGTGAAGCGTCTGAGCAGATAACAAATGTCTGCATTGGGTTGTCATACACGAAGGCTTTGACGGGATGATTAGAATCCGCGCCAGAACCGGGCCAGCTATTTGAGAAAATAGTCTCACCAGTGGTGGACGATACATATTCGCATCCCCAGAACACACCAAGTAGACCTACCGTTCCACCAGCAGCCGCGCCAACAATATCAATAAAGCCTGTTGACAGCGGAATTACGGGTGAACCTTGGTAAATCGCGTTAGTGTTTCCAGAGGCGATACGATACTCGGTCGCACCAGTGGTGTTTGCAGCCTGACCGACTACACCAATCGGACGAAGTCCGAAGGCACCGTTAGTGTTTGCCATTGTAGCAATCCTCTTTCAATTAGTCGGAGTCTCTACGAGAACCTCCGAACGATACACGACTTTGCCGACTATTACTTATCGGCATAGAAGGATGTTGTTCCTTCATAAGGTCCTGATCTACAGCAGTCATTTGTTCGCGGGTTCTGCCCCCGTAATATGCAGTTCTTTCTGCTACTGTTTCAACAGGTATACGGCACAGCATCAGTCCGCCTTGTCCTATTACACCCTCGTAACGACCATCGTCGATAACGGGAGCTTCATAGTTTGGATATTCATCTTTCCGGACAGGTTCCCATCCTTCTCGTAGCTTGGCATTGACATTCATCTTGTCTTCCTCACCACGCATTGCAACTCGTATCCAACGATGCACAAACCCCTCTGGGGCATCAGGTGCTGCAAGGTGACTGGGCGGCGCCCAGGGTTTTCTGCGCGAGTCTAGTTCGCGTGTTTCGCTTGCGCGAGATTTTCTGTCAGTCATATCATTACTCCTTCACATATTTTGCATATTCTTCAAGCGGTACGTTCAGACGTTTCGCCATCGCAATTTGTGATGGTGATAGTTTCACCGACCTGCGCCCTGATTTTGCTGTACTGCGAGTTGCTGAAGCGCCAGCAGGTGCGACCTGTGCTCCACTCGATTTCGACGTTTTGAACTTGTGCGGAAACTCCGAACGCATTCTACGATCAACTTCAGTATAATACTCATCGGCTGTCGGGTCAAACCCTTCTTCTTCAACTAGCTTGCGATGAATACCAAACGCCGCATAAGTCATAACCTCGTCAGTCCCAAACCAATCGTTCTTTTCCGCCCAACCTTGGGCTTTCGGATCGGCTTTAGGGGCTGGCTGCTGCTGCTGCTGCGGGGCCATTTGTTGCTGCGGTACTTCTTGTTGTGGAGGAGGAGTTCTATCAGACCTTTGCTTGGCTAATCTCAAACGCTCCTGCTCAATAGACATCTTTGACAATGACTCTTGAGCTTCCAACATCTTCTCGGTGTCACCACCGTCATACGCCTCACGGTAAAGCTTCTTTGCCGCCGCAATCTGCGTGTCCAGACGAGTGCCATACTCAGCAAGATAACCCTTGTCCAAGTTCTGCATGCGGGTCTTGAGGTTAGTGTTTTCGCTTAAAAGCTGCTGCGCCATGCGTACAGCTTCTTCCCGATCACGTTCCTCTTTACGGTACTTTTCCGTCAGTTTCTTAATTCGATTCTGGACCTTACTACTGTAATTCTCCAGTTCATCGTCTCCGCCGCTCTCGTTCTCGTTCTCAACTTGAACTCTCGCAGCGGCTTCTTCTTTTTCGGGTTCCGTAGATTCAATCTCTACTTCAACGCCCGTGTCCTCATCATCAAGGACCTCTTCATTTTCCTGTGACATATATTTCTCCTAAACGTGCTTAATGTCGTCAGGCTCTAAAATTGTGGCAATCACTTCGTCATCATTTATAATGCGAACCTCTCCACCATCAATCTTGAACCTGGATCCGGCGTACCGACCAATGCATACCCACGCACCCTCTTTGCACCAAGGCTCACACTCCGGTCCAAATTTATTAGGGTCTTGATATGCTAGGGGGCCAACCTTGAGAACGTATGCTACAACCGTAGCAACCGCTTCTCGGTCCCGAACCTCATCAGGAATATATATACCACCCTGCGTCTTGGTTGCGCCCTGATAAGGCATCACCAACACACGCCAGCCTGTAGGCTGTGGCAGTCGTTCTGTAAGGGGTTTATCCAAAAGAGAAGGGTCAAGCACCTTTTCTTTGGCATCTACATATGCGCTTTCAACAGGACTAGAGTCGGCGGAAGCCTCCTTCTTTTCCTTGTTCATTTTCTGCGCGACATGTTCAGGAAGATATAAAGTCTTCGACATCGTCAGCGTGTTTCTCCAGCAGGGCTTTTAATTCCTCACGAGCGTAGGTCAGGCCCCGTATCTCACCTACCATGAGTTTATAGTGCTCCCAGTCTTTGGCAGCATCCATTCCCAAAGCACTTGCAATATCTTGTTCGCGCTCTCGTAGTAGCTTATACATATATTTCGCGAAATCAACACCGTCCATTAAAGAATATCTCTTTCTGAACCTTCGGCGTTAGCTGTTATCGGTCCGCCAGACACCCAATCTTCACAGGTGTGATCCGCGCTGCACATAAATTTGTATATTTGACAGTAACCTGTGTCACCAGATTCGTCCCCAATACACTCCATCATGTCTTCGGTTTGGTTATACGCACCGCAGTTTCCGCAAATCTCGGTCAGCTTAAATCCGCCATCATCTGCGGGATCACGATAACTTGCTTCATCCACAGCGTACATCTTGTTAACGTCGTTAACCTCAATGTCCTGCGTAGCTACTGGGCAGCTAGGACCATCGTCGTCACCACCCTGCATCTTATCTACCGGAATACCATCCGGTAGAATGCTGATCGAAATAATTGGCATCAGTATGTGTCTCCGCCACCAAATCCGCTTGTCTGGGCTGCTCCGCATCCGCGAGCTCTAACTTCCCCGCCACCGCGATAACCTCGACGAACCATACCGCCATTCATATAATCGCGTTCTGGGCTTCGTAATTTTCCGTCCTCTCCGTAATAATCCACGCCAGGAGGAAGATCGTCGTTTAAAGCTTCCAGTACAGCTTTATCTATCGCGTCCTTCATGTTGGACTTTTTAGTGGGCCGAGCTTTGGGCCGAGGTGATTTCTTTGGTGCAGGCATGTCTGTCTCCTAATCTATCAGTTCAAAATGTGGACCATCGATAAACGGACGACGCCCCTGTGATCTGCGCAAGTCTATATACGCATTCATTGCTTCTTCCATTGTACCTTCCCACTTGCGAATGTCCATTGGATACGGCATCTCAGGTGTACCCCATGCGGCCCCCCAGCAAATAGGCACGTTAAGTTGCGTTGCCGCTTCTTTGATTGCATCAGCAAGATCATCATAGACAGACAGTTCCCAACTCGCCCTGCCATTTATGAACGCCATGATATCGAAAGCCTTACCCTCAAGATGCTTAGATTTCATGGTTTGGCTGGCACCTTTGGCAACCAGTTCCTTTTGCTGTTCAAGGGTTCTCATGCCCTGAACCACCCCAAAGTCTGTCTTGGTCATGGTTATCGCCATCTTGATCACCGCCTGTAGTCGGTCATCAATGCCCTCAAGCCGATCAAGGCTGCGCCTACTCAACTTAAACTCGCTCATTGCACTTGTCTCCTACCGTACTTTCCGTTCCACGCAGAGGTAAACTCTTCATCATCCGACGTATCGTATTCCATTACTTCCTCTTAAAAAAGGCTTGCGCCCCGCGGACACCGAAACTTGCTGAAATTGCGATTCCAAGGCTGTAAAAATACCAGTCTGGGGCCTTGTTAAGCTGCGTAAAACCACGGTCCACCCAACCTTCTGCGCCCGGAATCCAACATAAAATCAAAGGGATAGACAAAATTACAACGAACCATTCATCCTTCCAACTTGATTTCGCGCCCTCCGCCATAATGCGCTCCCAGTCGGCAACACTGGTCTTCTCAGACAAAAGTATTTGCGCCTTCGCCTTAGCCTCGGTGAGTTTTAGCTCCGCCGCGGCGGCGTTCTTGTCGGCTTTGCCTTGCAACCAACTTCCAGCAAGGTTTGCAACAGGGCCTAATAATGCCTGTATCATTTATTTCTCCGTTCTAGGAAAATCGAAATCACCGCCGCGGCGGTGAAAGAACCTAAGAAAGCACAAACAAATGTCATCATTTCTCAGAACCCAACCAAACGGCGAACGCTCCTGTAAGCGCCCCAGAGCAAATCGAAATCATTGCGGATTGTTGCGTTGACAAATCGTCAAGGCTCATCCCCCACTCCAAAACGCGTATATACATGATCGTCATCACCAGCATCATAAGACGCGGCATAATCTTCCAAGCAAGTACCTTTTCCATGTCAAACCTCTATGTTTAACTTCGTCCCCTGCGGACGATCCGCATTAGTCTTGCGCCCAAACCTATCATAACTTTCCTGTAAGTCCAATCGTTGCTTTACAAGAGCCTCTAAATGGCTGTGGTTGGCCCTGTGCTCTTTCTCTACACGTTGCTCTACCAAATGCGTTTCTATGCGCTCACGCGCCCTTGTTTGGGCGTGTATGTCGCTGCCCACGTTAAACGGCGCGTTGCCTGTTCCAGATACACCGTCAGCCATTAGCCAGTTTATCCACGCCCCAGATCATTGCCGCGGTTCCCCCCAAGAAAAGTGTAACTCCTATCGCTAATGAAATACCCCAAAACAATCTATCCCTAGCCGCGGCTTGGGCTTCCAAGGCTTGTTTCTGGCGTTTTCTTGCCTCTGCCTGCTCACGCACAACCAAGTCCCACATGCCCGGTGGCCCATATAAGCGGCAATGGCTGCGAAGCGTCTCCATAGCTTCTTTGTGAGCCATCTTAGCTTGCGCTATAGCAAAGCCTTCCTCTTCACTAGAAGTAAGTCTTCCAAGTGGCCCCTTGTGCTTGCCCGATTCTGCAACAGCTATGTCGGCTTCTAATTTTGCCAACTTCCCAAAATGCGGCAGAATAGAGTTCATATCCTTGCCCGCTTGAATAGCGCCACTTATACCGCCAGCTATCTTAGTGACAGCCCCAGCCAATGCTAAAACTTCTATCATGTGACTTTACCCACTCTGGCTACAGAAGGACACCGATAGTCATACGGTATCCGCACAATGTACGGGTAATGATAGTAAAAATGAGATAGTTCCCTTGGACAACGGTAAACACACGCCTTGTGCATGTCTCCGCCCGACATCCCCACCAACACTGCGGTGAGAGCGCACAGCACTAGAACTCTCCGACAAACCTCTGTGGTCGGGCTATCGGACTGAACCGCTTGTTAACCATACCGCCAGAAGAATATTTACTTTTACCCGCTTTGCTCAACGCAATAGCAACCGCTTGATCTTGCGGTTTTCCAGCAGCCATTTCTGTCTTGATGTTCTGGCTGATAACACCCTGTGATTTACCCTCCTTGAGAGGCATTTCTTTGCTCCACAGCTTGACGTTGCACATCTATGCGCTCGCGGTTCACATCAGTCCGATCATCCGCAATCTGCTCCTGCAACTCTAATCGAGCCGCGTCCGTTACCGCCCGCTGCTCAACCTTCATTCCTTCCAGTTCCAATTTGGCTTGATCAATCGCCGCCTTGTGATTGGCTTCCATCTCCTTGATCGAAAGCTCCTTCATGCGAATATCCACCAAAGGATCTTCGTTGCCTTCATCCGCGCCCTTGTACGTCATCAACGGCGTTATTTCCTTGATCAACTCAGCCTCAACTTGGGCAACTCGTGCCTCAACCTGATCCGGTTCAAACTGCGTCTGCAACTGGGCCGGAGCCTGTTGTTGTGCCTGCATCATCATTTGCTGCGCCGACGCAGGATCTAGTGCCCCCGTCTGAACTAACAACTGAATCTGTTGCATCTGCTCTTGCTGAGATTGCTGGTTCATACCCTGCTCCTCGTTCAGAGCCGCTATCTCCGCATCAACCATCTCACGAGCCTTCATACTCACATGCTGCAAGATATGCGCAAACAACGATGCCAACACAGGCGGAGCGTTCTGTAAAACAGATAACTCAAGCAAAGCCAAATGTGACTGAATATGCGCGTCATGATCCTGTTGCGGAAACGGCTGTGGTTTCTGACCATTGATTATCAACCCGTTCTCTACCGCCGGATCCGCTGGCTGCGGAGGAGGTGGAGGTGGAGGCAGAATCTCGTCTATGTTCTGCACCTCTAACGCTTGATACATTCTGCGATACGCCGCATGCAGATTGTGCATCTGCGGATTGGATTGCGCCAACTGAAGTTGGGTCTGAGCCAGCGTAACCCGTTGCGACATTGAGAATATATTCGGATCTGAGACTGGGAGGACATCTATCCGAGCGTCAAAGTCTTGCGCCTTAACCTGAGAAGGTGCACCCGCCACCTCGTAGGGGTACTCCGGAGGCAGGTTTTCCGCGAAGATACGCGCCAGCAGTCTAAATTCTGCCTTCTGCGCGTAGTGCAGCCGTTTGTGAATGGCCGACATAACCTTCATTCCACGCTCCAACATGGCAACCGTAGTTCCCACAGGCGTTTCCTGATTCATGTCCGACATCTGCTGATCAGCTAACGCAACAAACCTACGTCCATCACTAACCAATCCACCAAGCATTTGTGCCAACGTCGCTGACGGCTCCTTGTAGGGCAGAGGCACAATAGCGTCTCTGATGCTCCCACCTGGGGCGTCAATGTCCCTAAACTCTCCGGGCTGTAACGGCTCATCATCGTTGCGTACACGCACTCCACGGGCCTTAAATCCAGCGGGAAGGTTGGCTAACGTACCAGCGTCGATCAACTGACGTAGCAAGCTCGTAGCTGCGCGGCCTAAACCACCAATCATATGCACCAAACCAAAGCCGTAAAAGCCCAGACCCGGAGTAAATTTGTAGTGAACAAAGTATTGGCGCTTGCGCTTAACTAAGTCTTCCATCGCATAGTTGCGGCGGATCGCCAAGATTTCTCCAGACGTATCGTCTATCGTAACAATATACGGAAGCTTAATACCAGTAGGCTCACCAGTCATAGGATCCGTATCTTCGAACCCCTCGATGTCCAGATCAGCATGCATTTCCAGAATTGTCAGAACATCATCGCTGTAGTTCTTAGACAAACCCTCAAGCTCGTTGACCTTCTGACGAACAGAATCTTCCTCCATGTCCGAAGAACCCTGCAAGTCCACATCACGGTACATCCCCGCAACCTGCATCTTGCGAACATCGTTCTCGTCCATGCGTAAAACATGCGTCACACGAGTCGCCGTCATCAAATCAGACGCCGAATACGGTACGACCAAATCCTGCGCCGGAATAAACTTAGACACCGCCCGCTGTCTGGTCGGATCAAAGTAAACCTTCTTAAAGGT